AGAATGAAATTGAATACTGGCGAGTCCAATGAGCAAAAGCAGATTGTTACCGAGCACTGCGAAAAGTGTAATGTGGCTCGCGAAGAATTATCTGAAGAAGGTATTCTGGTCTGTCCCAAGTGCGGTTCTGAAGAATATATGCTCGTGGTTTCAGACTTCCCCAGCTTTAGAGACCCGCCCAAAGAACGTAATAATTATGCCTATAAAAAAATTAATCACCTTAATGAAATTTTAAACCAGTTCCAGGCAAAAGAATCAACTATCATTCCCGACGAGGTAATGAATGAAGTTGTATTGGAAATCAAGAAGCGTCGTATTAAGAACGTGGCTGAATTAACTGAAAAAGACATGCGCGAAATCTTAAAGAAACTCAACCGCTCAAAATATTACGAGCACGCAACTCATATTCTTTCGCGCTTGAATGGAAACCCTCCACCCACTATTACTCCTGAAATTGAAGAGAAAATCCGCACTATGTTCCAGGAAATCCAGGCTCCTTTCTTGCTTTACTGTCCGGATGACCGAACTAACTTTCTTTCATATTCCTACATCCTTTTCAAGTTCTTTGAGTTGTTGGAATTGGATGANTANAAAGTTTACTTTCCTTTACTGAAATCGCGTGATCGTTTGATAGCACATGATTTCATTTGGAAGAAGATTTGTGATTATCTAAGATGGGAATTCATCCAGAGCGTCTGATTTAGAACGCACGTGCCACCGCCCGGTGCGTCAGGGCCCACACCACNCCGAACACCAGCGCGTGGGTCAGGTTGACCATGAAACGCGAGCCACCCGGCGGCAGCGTCACGAGCACGCCAGGCTCGAGCACATAGAAGAGCACAGCTGCATACAAAGACATTGCCCACATTTTATAACTTAATGCAGAGAAAGAATTCGTCAAAAACGGATAGGGGTTGCTCCGACCTCTCCAATACTAAAAACAATATGGATTATCTATTTGAGCGCATGACTTCCAACAATGCCGAGATGATGAACTCTGCTCTTTGTAATGCCTGGGTGATGTCTCAAATTAATTACACTCGTCTGGCCAAGCGCATTAACGAGGCATACACCGTGAACGCCGAAGCCAAGGTTGTGCTGTTTGAGTTCGGTTACGACCCTAAGAACAACCATTTCAACAGCGACTTTATTCCCGGCACAGATACACTCGTTCACACACATCTTCGNTCCGATAGTTTCAGGTTCTTCTGCCGCGANTTTCTTACGAAGAACGACAATAACATCCGNGTATACATTCGCCGCAAGGTGAAACACGACGTACAAGACTTGCACCCTTTTATCAGCCAGGTCGTGATTTGGTTTCAGGAGGGAGTATTTGACGACCCCGAGATGCCTTCACTCATTCCGGACGATCAAACTTTGGAGTAGAAATCGTGAACATCGGTCTTCTGGCGGCAATCACCTGATGCGACATGAATGTACATTCCGTCAGTCCCGGGACACGGAGGCACGATTTTTGAGTCGGGGTTTGCGTATCCCTCAAACATAGGGAGAACATACCAATATACTAAACTGTTTACGGCGGCAAACACTACGCCATGGAGTAAAGCTTGTTCGCGCAGAGAGGCGCCGGGCATAAGGTTCAGATAGACGCCCGGCACAAGGGCAATGAATACCAGAAACTTTGAGAGGATGGATCCCCACATTTATTATTAATACGGGAGTTCAGAATTGGGGCCAGAGCACTTCGGGTCGGGCTTGCACACTCCTTCCTTGTTCATCACGAAACAAGGAGGGCAACCGGACGCGCCCCAGTTTCCGTAGTTACCGAAACGCTCGCGAATGACCGTCCAGTAGTACCACATCACCCAGTGCGTCACTAAGGCAAACAGCAAGGCGTGGGTCAGCAGAACGGTCGTGCGACTTCCTCCCTTGGGAAGAGTGAAGAGGACGCCGGGCACAAACGCGGCAAAAAGAAGGGCTGCTAAGACGCTAGATACCAGATCCATGTATTATATTACATAAAGGTTTTTCTCACCCAGTTGCGGTCGGACCGGTAAGTCTTGCTGCGGCTGGGTGCGGTGCGTTTGGAATAGGTTTCCAGCGCATTCACCTTGCGAAATGTTGAGGTGGGACCATAAGCCTGGACGGCCTTGCGCAGGGCGTTGCGACGCAAGGTACGGGGTGCGCTGGATTTGTATCCGTACCGGGAAAGCTCTCCCTTTTTCAGTGGACCGATGCCCGGGCCGTGTTTGGAGACCCAGCGACCGATGGCTCCCAGATCGGGAATTAACGAGGACTTAACCTTGATAGTCTTGCCCCGGCGGCGGGCAGTGTAAGCACGGCGACGAATTGTCCGTCCTCCGTATGTGTTCATTCGTTTATTTTAGAACCCCTTTTCTTTTGCAAATTCTTTAGGACAGGATGCACAATTACTTTTTGGGGCGACCTTGATGGAGGTTGAAATTCTGTATGCGTAAAAAACAGCGGCGGCCACGAACAGAGCGACTAACCACCAGAGCATTTATTATTAGGTAAGAGTTTTCACATTACAGCTCTAACACACTAGAGATGGGCATCCCCTTTTACTTCGCGAGCCTCATAAAGGCGCACGCCGGCATCGTTCANANCATCAAGAAAAATCAACCTCACGAAGTGGATGTTTTTGGAATTGACTTCAATTGTTTGATTCACAGATACCTCAAGGACGAAGAGCCCATTCTCTCCGTCATTGAGGCTCTCGACTACATTCTGAAAAATTTTTGTAAGGCCAAACAAGTTATTATTGCTCTGGATGGACTTGTTCCCTACGCCAAAATCGTCCAGCAGCGTTATCGNCGCATGCGCCTCAAGGAGCCCGCAACATTTGACCGCAACCAAATCTCGCCAGACACACCTTATATGCGCGAACTGGAACAGGCCGTCAAAAGCCGATTTCCATTCGCCATTTTCAGCGGAACTTCCGAGCCAGGTGAGGGCGAGCACAAACTGATTACCGAGCTTAAAAAGATCCCCGAGCCAGCAAGAAAGACTATATGTATTTATGGCCTGGACGCTGACCTAATCCTAATTTGCCTTAAACACTCCAAGCTGTCTCTAAAAATGACGCTCATGCGTGAGAGCGCAGAGTTTAACGACCCGAAACTCAAGCAAGCCGAGTTCGCCACTCTCAATATCCAGCCCCTGCTTCTTCAACTCCCGATGCCGATTGACCAATATATTGCTTTGTCCATTCTTTGTTTCGGTAACGATTTCATGCCCAATCTCGCAATGTTTTCACTACGCGAGGATGGATATGATAGGGCACTTCACCTTTACCAGGAATGTAAGAAGCCTAACCTTTTAACAGTTGAAGGCCGCAAGTTGTTTCTGAAGCACTGTGCCACAAAGGAAATTGGTACATTAAAGGAGCGCGTGGGTCTGCGAAAGCGCCCTGAGGAAAAGGGTCTTTTTGGCAAAGATGTATCGCTATTTTGTAAAAAATACGGGCTTCATGTGTTGGATGGAGTTTCTAATATGACCCCAGTCGTGGAAGCATATTGGAAGACCTTTGAGTGGACTATCTACTATTTTGATAACAGTGCCCCCCTCAACTGGGACTGGGTATATCCTTATTCCGACGCTCCGCTCATTTCTGATATCGTGAAATACAAGGTCCCAGAGCCTGAACAACCNGCTTCTCTACACTTTCACATCACAAACCAACTCCAGTTTATCATGCCAAAAGCATCATTGCGCACGGNGAAACGCAGGGTAGTATATCTTGACGAAATTCATAACGAGACCCGAAATCCGTGGATGAAAAGACATGATTGGGAAATGAAGCCGCGCATTTCTTTGCCTTGGCACCCTACCGACCAATTAACGAGAATTTGCCCCCTCTGATTTTGAACCCGACNTTGATAGACTGACCCTTTTGTATATTCGGAAATCCAATACCGATGCGTTTTATTACTCCGGTGTCTGAGATGAACTCAGTAACATCGGCGTCAAAAACTTCAATGTCAGAAATATCAACTTCACGTAAGTTCCAATAAGAATTATTGATTTTTTCCACTTCGCGAGCGGCATTCTTAGCGTGCATTCCATCAAAGTCGTGGTATTTAGACCAGTTTGTTATAAGGTAGTTTGCGTAGGTAGCGCGAAACTGCCTTAAACTTACATCTCTGCTATTATTCTTGATGGATTCAAGGCAATCAGAAACAGATGAGATAATAGGTTTATCAATACGCTTATTTACAGTATTGTGAGCTCTACACACAAACAAAAACAATTCGCGCTGACTGGAACTCCACTGCGGATACTTTCGCTTGTATGAGCTCAGCATGTTTTGAAAATGAGTTTTACAATTGTTACAAGTTATACAGTCGCCGAACTTCTCAATAAATCGGTCTAAAACTGCCTTGTCTTCGGCCGAAGGATTCTGTGGGTAGTTTATAGATATTGAATGAAGCGTCATCCAACCCAATGGACCCCAATGTTTAGTCATTTTTAGTTAGATTTTACAGAGAAACTAATCCCGCAGTTACACCGTCCTTCAACATTTGTCTCATCAATGGGACGGGCGTATCAGGACTTTTTAGGAGCCCCGCCTTCTGAACCATATCTCTGACCTTGGAGTCCGACATTTTTTTAATAGTCCGCTTAATTGTCTTGTGTCGGTGCTTAATTCCCTTTTCAGTCATGAGCCTAATTGTGCGTCTTGAAGTAGATCTCTTTAGAGGCGGTGCTCTTGCCGGATCGGCCACTGGCTTGATTTTCAGAATTCCTTTGGGATAAGTGCGCTGGGTCTTTCTCTTACCTCCTACAGGAACAGGAGGTGGAGGAGATACGTCTGCTCCAACTTTTGTAATGATAACTTTATCGGACATAACCTCTTATTAAAAACGAATCAAGATTAGATTTACGGAGATTGTGCTTTAAACTAATACCATGGATTGGGACTCAATNACAACTTACTTTCAGAGCCGCGGCGTTTCCAAGCTGGTGGATCACCATTTTGAGTCCTTCGAAGATTTCATCCGCAACAAGATTCCTCTCATCGTGTCTTCTACTGCGCCAATCGTGGTGTGGCACGAGCAAGATGAGAAGACCAAGAAGTACAAATACGAGTTCCGTCTCTCGTTTGAGAACATTACTTATATGAAGCCGCGAATCCAGGAGGCCACAGGTCGCATCAAGCCCATGTTCCCGCAAGAGGCTCGCGCTCGCAACTTCACTTACGCNGCCCAGATGTTCAGCGACGTGCGGTTCCTGGTTCGCAGCTACAAGGCTCCCACGTTCACGGAGTTTGAGGAGAATACCAAGGTGTTTGAGGGTGTCTCGCTGGGCAAGATTCCGGTGATGCTGGGGTCCTCACTCTGCAACACCAAGGACTATCCGATGACCAAGGAGGAGATTGGCGAGTGCCCCTACGACCCTTTCGGCTACTTCATCATTCACGGGAGCGAGCGCACCATCTTGTGCCAGGAAAAAGTGGCTGATAACCGCATCATGGTGTTCTACAACAAGAAGGC